AAAGCTGATTTGCTCACTATCGACATAGACCATCCCGGCGGTAGGCAGTGTACCAACTACGGTGTCATAAGGAATGGTCGTCAAAACGGCGCTGATACCGCCGCCCTGGTTGATTTGCATCGTGCGCGTGGTATCTGCTACCAGCGCGCCCGTATTGAGCCCGCCGTTCGTAATTTCGACAGGATAGTTTTCACCCGCGTTGGTAGAGCGGTTGTAGATCGGATAGAAGCGGCGATAGGCCCCGCCGCCTGTCGATTTCATCGCCTGCGGGCTGATGGTAATGGTGGGGTAGGCCTCCAGATTGCCGCCCGCCGTTACCGCCTGCGTTGCGCCGCTGCTGGTGACGGTCCACGACTGGCTGTTAGTTGTGACCGTTTTCCAGATAGGATCGGGAACAAACATTGTCACGACCGCCGTTACCTTGTCCTTTTTGGCAAAGCTAATCGGCGTGGCCTCGATATACCATTCTTTGTTGCTGTCAGCGGCGTCTCGAATCACAAAGCGTTTCAGGCTTTGCCCGAAGGTATCGAACTTCTTTGAGAGCGTGTCGCGCTGCGTACTGAACACGCCCTTCATAATCAACTCGAGTACCAGATTGCGCCCGGTGCGTCCTTTGTAGGTATAGACGGGACCAAAGAAGGTGCGCTCTACCGAGCCTGCCTTGCCGTCTGCCTGCGCGCCGAAACTGCCATCGGGAATGATGCACATGAAGTTTGTGTCATCATTGATGGTAGTATCACCGTCCCAACTGCGTGCTCTCGGGTCCATTAGTCAAACCCCGCTGCGGTGCGCGCCTGCTCATAGAGCCCGGTCAATGTTGAATTACTGTCGGCATTGAAGCTCATATTTCCATAGAACTGATACTGGTTGGTTGTGCCACCTGCGCTCCCCAGGGGGATGATCTGCGTGCCGCCCGCCCCGCCAACGGCAAGTTCTGGCCCGCTCTCACCGACAACCGCTAGCTGCCCTGGCGGGATGGTGCCGCCAGTGGCGTAGCCGGGCAGTTTCAGGGCACCGAACAGACCGTTCAACATCGTGGACGAACCGCTACCGAATAGTCCGCCCGTAAGGGCTGGCGAGCCATTAATAAAATTGATGAGGTCCGCAATGCCTGTCAAAATGGTGATAATCGCCGGGCCTGATTTTTCGATGATGGCGGCGAACGTTTTGAAACTGTCCGCCATGCCCTGTAACGCAACCACAAGCCCCTGATCGAGCGCCGTGCGAAGCGACGTCCCTAACTCAGTCAATGCCGCCTGAAATTCTGGCCGAGATACTACAACTGCGATTTTGGTAAGTGCTGCAAACACCTCCTCCGCCATGCCTTGCAAACCTGGCGGAATGAGGCCGCCGAGTCCGATTTGCACCGCTTCGAGGGGTGTGAATCCCTGTTCCAGGGCATAGAAAAACATCTCGAAGAAGTGTGTTGCTTTTGCTAACAGCTTGGTCGCAAACTCAAACGCGCCGCCAAGCGGGCCACTCATCACATCAATCAGTCCTGTGCCGATAATCTCCGCAAGCTCGGCAATGCTGTTTTTGGTGATAGCTATCTGGCCGGGCAGTGTTTGTCCGAACGCCTCAGCTGATCCGCCAACCTGCCGGGTCAACTCTTCGGTAAGAATTGCCGCTGCACCAGCATGGTCACCCATTGCGACCAGCGTTTCAATCGTTGCCTTCTGTTCTTCAGTGAATTGAATGCCCACGCGCGATAGCGATCCGAGCCCAGCTACCGGATCGTTTAACGCCTTACCAACCATCACCGCCGCCTGAGATAAATCCATCCCCCACGCTTGTGCAAGATCGGCAGTTAACGCCAGCGCCTGAGGAAAGATGTTTTCGTTGATATTGGTAAACGTAAGCAGCATGTTCCCAGCAGACTGCACCATATCGTCGCTGAACTGCGTAACGAGTGATAGCTCCGTTGACCACCTCGCAAGTTCGTTGGCAGACACGCCGGCGACGCCGCCCGTGGACGCGATAACGGCATTAGTCTGAGCAAGCGTCGCTTGAGCCTCCATTGCTTCTCTTATAGCAAACCCAAGTCCGACACCAAGCGCGGCAGTACCCGCCACCAGCCCCGCCATCCCCACGGCGGCGAGTTTGACAGCAACCGCGCCTAAGCCACCCAGCGCCGCCGTCAGTCCTTTGACGCCCGGTGTGGCCTTGTTCGTGTCTACGGTGATCTCTATCTCAAGTCTTTCGGTCATTAGAGTCCGTACTCGTTCAGCGCTTGGGTTACTTCGGTGTCGCCCTGCACTCGTTTTTTGGGCTGGCTGTGCATCGCGCTCTGATAAGCGACCCACCGCGCGCGCCATTTCATGCGCGTTACCGGGGTGTCTTGCTCATCGCGCAATACCCACGGCTGCATATGCCACTGTGGAGCGAGCATCAAGTCCGTCACCCAACCGGGGCCGGGTCCGTAGCCACCGGCGAGGGCGTCGAGTCGCTCCTGATCAGTTTTGGGACGTTGTACTCACTCAACGCCATGCTAAACCGCGCGATGGCGTCGGCAATCTGATCCCCCGGTACACGACCAATCGCCCGCCGCGCTTCCGCCTCACTCAGTGGTAGGCCGTTTTCGTTCACGACGAACGGCACAAGAATCTCCCGCGCGTCCTCCAGATCGGCAGTTTCGCCGCGCTGGAATGCTGCCAGCGCAATCTGCGCCGACCAGTTCAATTTCTGTACCTTATCTTCGGTAATGTGAAACTTTAACTTCATCACTGCCCCTTACGGTAGACTTGATAGCTCGTTTACAAACAGGAAGGTGGCAAACAGCGCCCCGGTGCTGTTGTAGCGGGCGCGGGTGTTAATTTCGAGCACGTCGTTTCCGTCCACCTCGCCGAGTTTCGCAACGCTCTCAACCTTTGCCGCCTGATCAACCCGGAACGTCTTATAGGTATAGGTTGTGCCGGGTGTGCCGAGCGCCGAGCCCTCCCACTGCGCCCGAAACAGGCGTGCGGTCGTAGCGCGGAAGTCGGTTTTAAGCTGCACACTGGTGCTGTCGTGCTCCAGTACCCACTTGGTGATCACTTCCGGGCGCACCGTCTTCACAAACGTAAAATACAGATTGCCGTCGGCGGTCCAGACGGGCATCACGCCTGTATTGATGGTCATTTCCATCGACAGCAGGGTTTGCGTCTTCTGTGTGGTGCCAATGGTGCCGCCTACCGCGTCGATATACAGCTTGCCCTTACTGAACAACACATCCTCAACCGTAGGGCGTGACAGCGAGCCGGTGTAAGTGGTATTCGTGACCTGCCGCCCGCCGATGGTGGCTGATACTTTCAGCGCCTCGCCTGCCTTGCCCGTCAACACAATCTGGCTGGCATAGCAGAACTCAACTTCCTCTGCCTGCTGATTGTCGCCGCCCTCAATCGTGTAGTGTTTCAGGGTGTTAGCAGACGTGGTAGGCATGGGGTAGGAATACAGATAACCCGTACCCGCGCCGTCCTGTGTTGCGGTGGCTGCCTTGACGCCCATCTCGAACAGGTGCGGACCCTGCTCAAAGGTAAGCTCAGTCTCTTCCAATTCCAGCGCCGCCTCATACTTCGGGATATAAGCGCGGTCCAGCCCGCCGAGATACCCTACATCCTCGTCGGCGAATATCACCTGCCGCTTGTCCTCGATTGTGCCCAGCCCGCCCCATACGGTAGTAGCGGCTACGGCGGTGCCCGCCGTGCTTTCGCGCCCGAACTGGAGCTTGCGTAGCGTTTTAACTCCTGGCATCAGTCACCGTCCTTCGCTTGCTTCTCAGATTTTCCGCGCGGCAGAACCACCGCAGGCTCGTATAGGCCCGATGCCACCAGCGCCGCCGCGTCCAGTTCGCGCTGCTGTATTTCTTCGTCTGTCAGGTCGCGCGCGGGCACGCCGTCCAGAAATTCACCGTTCTTTGCTGTGTATCTCAGTGCCATCACGTCACCGCCTTTTGAATCTTGACCTTGCCAAACGTCCAGCTAAACCCGATAGTAGGGTAGGGCTGGTTGTCTCTGTCTTCATCTGTGCCCCACCCCAGAAATCCGAAGCGCCCTGTGCCCTCGCCTTGCGCCGCCGCATTGTCGTTGAGGCAGTCATACACAGCGTTGGGCACGCTTTCGGCGTAGGGGTACGCCGTCTCGGTGTCCTCTGGCAAAAACGAGCGCTCAATGTGCAGCTCTACCACGATGTCATACAGAAACGTCAGATAGCCCGCCGGTCCCTGGTGGTGCGTGATGCTCGTTGGATACGTCACCACAAACGGGAAATCGTTGGGCGACTCCGGCGGTTTGGTGGGGCCAAACTTCACCCCACTGACTGCCGCGCACGCCGTTTGTATTGCGTCCAGGCATTCCTCTAATGATGCAAACGCCATCCCTACACCATCCTCTTAAACGGCGCGATCAATTCCTCAATCCGCTTGTCGCTCGGGCTCTGCGCCTGCCCGGTCTGTGCATTGCCGCCGCCCTTGCCGCCGACGCCGTGCGTAGCATTGAATAGCTGTACCGCTTTCAGGTACGTGGCCTCGCGAATGGCAGGCGGGAATGCTCGAATGCTGATTGCTATCCCCGTATCGTGCGCGGCGGCTGTTGTGCCGTTGATTCCGCGCGTAACCGTGAGGGTGTTGGAACTAATCGACTCAATCAGCATGTCTTCGCTTTCGATGCGTATGGTTTGCCCGACTTCATGCGCCGCACCGCTTACTACATCGACGCCCGTCTCGCTGCTGTCCAGTGCTTCCGCCAGCGTCGTGCTGCTGGTCGTTGTGTCGTTCGCATAGCCCCACACCCCGGCGATTTGCACGCCCTTACGGGAAAGCGGGAACACATAAAGCCCCTGCGGCGTGGTTTCAATCCACTGATACGGCGTGTAGTTGTATGGCATCAGGTCGTAGTCAGTAGCGCTCCAGGTATCTTCATAAGTGCGATCCCCGTCGCTGTCCGTCTTCAAGCTGGTGACGCTCAGCAGGTCGGTCACTCTACACCGCCCGCCGCTGTCTGCCGTGAACTCGCGGGTATCGACCAGCGGGTAGAACCAGCGGATCGTCATGGCGTCGATCTGCCGCGACGCTTCCTCTAAATGCTCTTTGAGATAAGCATCACGGGTTGCATCGGTGGAAGTCAGCCCACGCCGATTCTTGAATGCTGTCAGGGTGAAGTACCTGCTAACGACTGGCACCGCTTACCGCCTTATCTCGTCTCTGTAATGCTTCTCAAATATCCGCTTCACATCCGGCGCGGCCTCGTTGCTAATCTGCCGCTCATTCTTCCATCCGGTCTGCCCGTGAAACAGCGTTTGCCTCATGCCCTGTACCAGCGGGCCGTAGCCCACCGCATTCACCACTCTGGCAAGCTGTCCCATCAACTGCACGACCCACTGAGCGCCGAGTCTCTTGCTGCCCGGTGAACTACCCCGGCGGTACGGCACTTCAATTTCGCCCGCTCTCAGCTTTGCAAAGAACCCGCGCCGCTGCTTATCGCTGGTAAACGGCTGCTTGCGCCCGCTCGGCTGCGGCGGGTAGCTTGCCGCCCTGCCCTTCACCAGCGTTGCCGCTTCCGCCAGTGCCGCCCGGGGTGGGGCGGCGATACGATCCAGCTTGCGGTTGACCCGCTCTAAACCTCTAATGCGTGTGGTCATTGTGCCTACGATTGAGGGCGCGCACTATTACCCTCTCTGCAAAAGCGTCACAGCCAAGCCACACCCAAAAGCGAATCAGGTGGATTTCTGCATTAGTGAGCCGGATAACTCCTATGTGCGAGATTGCACCCCGAGTAACAAGCTCGTCCGTAACAACCCGCCTCACCAGACCCCAGTAGTCTTTTCTCATGCCGTCGCTACCTCCGTACTAATCCAGCATCTACAGCGCGGGTGTGCGGGCGGCGGTAGAGTCCATCCACTGCCCTGCCGGGTCTGATTGAGCGGCCCACAGATCGGGCATACCAGATCGTCGTTATTGGTCTGCCAGATTTGCGTGGTCGCCAATCCCATCTTCTGTAGTTCCTCGGCAAACATCATTTCACCCGCCGTCGCTGCCCGCGTGGTCTCAGTAATGGCAATCATCTCCGCACGTACCGGACCAAACAGCGGCGCGATACTCGCCTCTAAATCGCCTAACGTGCGCTGGTCGGTGAAGAACCCGACAATACTCTCTTGCAGACTGGCGCGGGTCTTATCCGTTATCCCGCGCACCAGATCGAAGCTGTACTGCCGTGCCCACGCCGCCGCGCGCTGATTGACAATCGCCACATCGATGCCCACCGTCTGCGCCCCGACTAAATCCAGCGCGTGGGCCATAAATGCGCCCTCTAGCAGGGGTTGCATAATGCCCTGTAAGCGTCCGGCTATATCTTCCCAGAACGCAGGGCTCAGATTGTTAAGGTCGGGCGGGTTGCCAAGCGTTTCCATGACAAGCCGCTGGATTTCCTGTTGTGTCCTGCCCAGTGCCCGCGCCAGCCTGCGCTCGAATTCCTCCCGGCGGGAGAAGTCGGCCATTACGGGTAGCTGTCCCACGACAGCGCGGATTGAAACACCCGCCGCGCGCCGTCAATGCCCGCCGCTACTTCCAGCGCGCCCTTGATGGCTTCCGCCAGCGTATGGGGGATGTCTTCGCTCTCGAATTCGCACAGCGCATCCTTGCCCGCCTTCACGCGCTTAATCGCCTTACGCTGCCAGCGCAGGAGATCCGCCTTCATGCCCTCGTCGGGCTCTTCGTCACTGGTGCGCTGTCCCGCCACTTCCTTATCCTCATTCGGCGGCTCAGGCTGCTTGCCGTCCGGCTGTGCCGCTGGCATTCCGGGGGGCAGGGCGGGTTGCATCGTGCCTGGCTCTGGCGGTCCATCGACAATCTTGTTATCGCGCTCGTCATTGAGCGGCGGTAACTGGTGATACTTCTCGCGCGCCTCGGCAACAGTCATCACCTTGAATGCCATTGCCTGCTCTTGCAGTTCCATCGCGCGGTCTGACAGCCGCACATCGTCAAATTCGGCAATCAGGTTATCGCCGTAGGCAGGCAGGATGTGCTTGGTAATCGTCTCGGCAAAGGCTACATGACGCGGCCACACGCCGAACTCCATAAACGTTGCTTTGCCCGCGACACTGTTAGCTTCGGTGGCATTGACCGCCAGCATCGAGGCTAGCCCGGGCGCAAAGGCCGCGAATATCTCTTCTTTGGTAAAGTTCCGGGCGTTCAAAAACTCCATATCGCGCTGGTTGATGCCAACCTGCGTGTAATTGATGCCCTTGTCGCCTGTGTTCCTGAGTAACAGCATGCGCTTGTTTTGTACGCCGCCGTGCTCTTGCTCAAAGTCGCGCTGAATGGCTGCCCAGTCACTATCGCCGATGGCTGAGGCAAAGCCCAACACGCCGTCCATCTTGGCGTTTTTCTTGCCGAAAAAGTTGTAGTTCCATTTCTGCATTGCCAGCTCACCGCCGGCGTCAATTGCCAGCGCCTCAATCACCGATAACCCGACAAAGCGGTTTAACGGATGGAAGCGGCGAAAGTGCACAACCTCCGTGGTATCAAGCTCGATCTCTTTTTCTCCGTTGCCGGGATCGTAGAGATAGCCCCGCAGATACATCTTGCCATCTGGTATGGGCTTGATCTGATGGCTCGGTATCAACCACATCTCTGAGGGCGGCGCGCTCTCACTTGCCCGGTTAAGCCACCAGTAAGCATTGCCCGTCAGATCGTAATAGCCACAAGTTGCCGTTAAGAACTCTGTGCGACTTTGCAGCGGATTCGGCTTATCCATCAGCAACTCAAAGGGGTGGTTCTCTACGGCTTCGGTCTTATCCCCTTTGCGCGCCTTCACCTGTAAGTCTGTGCCTGCTACTGTCTGACCGATTGTCGATTCGGCGATATGCACCCACACGAGCCGCTGATAGAGTTCCGCCTGATTGTGCGCCAGCGAATAGTCAGGAATGTCAGGATGGTATTGCCCTGAGCCGAGCCCGGCGCGCAGAAAATACGGCGCTTGCGCCCCTGATGCCTTCACATATCCAAATTTCGCCAGCAGTCCGTCAATCACGCCCACAGCGTGCCATCCTTACTGGAAGTAGTAAATAACCGCGCCGCCCGTTTTGGTATTGCCGCCCTGTGCAATCGTCAGTTTGACAACGCCGTCAATAACAGGATGGCAGTGGGTTGTAAGTACAGCGCCGTCGGTGTCCAGGTGCTCTAGCGTGCGCGGGTAGAACGTTTTATCGTCGTTGCTGTTGGACACAACCTTGATATTTCGCGCCAGCCCTGCGTCATTCGGCGCTTCGACGCTGAAAGTCCAGTCCACCCCGTCGTCGAAATTGCCATCAATAATCGTGATAGCATAAAGCCATCCAAACACAGAGTTTTCGGTAACGCCCGTGCCCGCGCCTCCTGCATTGGTCGTTACGCTAATCTTGGCCGACTTAAGCCCGTCTCTCATGGCTTACTCCCGATAGAGGGGCGGTTTTGCGCCGCCCCAGATGATTAGACCGTTGCGCTAAATGGCGTCGCTTCGGAGCCCGTTGCGCTGCCCGTCATTCGCACAAACCAGAGATCGGTGGCAATGTCGATGAGTTCAACAAAGTCACCCTTAATCCCGCCTGTGGTACTGCCGTTCATCGTGATGGTGTCGTCAGTGCCGCCCGCCTCAAACATCACGGCGGTGTCGGCGCTGTCCTGCGCAATCACGGCTGAGCCAACCATCGTGTCGTTGCCTACAACCTTGATGGTTGTGCTGTTGCTGGTGATGGTCGTGCCGATGAAAAAGCGCAGGTGGGTGCCGCTGCCCGTCGCAGCGGGCAGTGTTACGGCAATTCCTGCTGCCCGATTGAGCGTGATCACCTTGCCGTCATGCGTTGCTTCGGTCACGGTCAGGGTGGCGGCAGTGGCGTTTACAATCCGCGCCGACACATCTGCCGCGCGGTTGATTTCGTCAGCGGTAGCGGTCACGTCCTTCAGGTCGGTGGTTTCCGCTACGCCCTTCTTCAGTACATACAGATTTGCCATTGTGTTCTCCGTCTCCGGGGGAGGATATGGCTAACCCTCCCCCATCTGACTGTTGCTTACTTCGGTTAGACCGTCACGCCATACGAGATAGCGGAGGCT